CTTCTGTTCCTTTTTGCTTCCCAGCGAGACTGAAGGGCTGGCAGGGGTATCCTGCTGTGAGGATGTCACAGTCTGGAACAAGTCGTCTTGCGTCATTTGCTAATACCTTTACATCTTCTTCTATCGGCACATTAGGCCAATGCTTTGCTAAAATCTTACGGCTCCACGGCTCGATGTCGCAGAACATCACTGGTCTTGACAATCCAGCCCATTTAAAGCCCAACGCAAACCCGCCGATACCACTACATAAATCTACATGATTAAGCATAATTCTCTCTTAAATAAGGGGGTGGCTTTACGGCACTCGTGCCACCCAAACGAGCTAACGACCAATCAAGGATGCCGTTAGTACGCCTTTATTAAGTCGGGAAAAGCCAAGCCCCTCTGGTCAACCCAAACGCACTACGAGGCCTTTCCCTAATCCATGCCTGCTCTGGTTAACCAGAACTACAGCATCGACTATTTCTGAGCCCATGCTGGCACGACACCAGCAGTTGCTGCCGATTGCGGAGCGGGGGCCACAGGCGCATCAAATTTACCTGCGGATGGACCAACATAATCAGTGTTGTCTGGGGTCAGAACAACGGTCATTTTATTCTTGGCATCATACCCATTCTGGGCTGGCTCTATGCCTACCAAGAAAGAAAACTCCTGCCCTTGCAGAACTTGAATGCCAGCAATATTACGCTTCTGTTGTGCTTCAGAAGACATATCAGCCCCCTTCAGATTATAGATACTATCTACCATACGGCGAAGAGTTTCTAGCCCGATATTACGAGCAACAGGAACGCCATTGGAATCTAGCTTGTCACCATGCACAAACAGGTTATGCCATACACGCCGCTTATCAAAGTCACCGCCCATAATGGTGAACTCCATAGGGCAATACACAGCGCTAGAGGACATAGACTTCTTAAACAAAAAGCCTTGTCCAAACTCAGACATTTCAGTATCACCGCCAAGAAGGTTAATAATAGCGCGAACAGGAGTTTTATCTGGCATAAGTTCTAAAGGCTTTTGTTCGCTACCAGATTGGATTTCATTAAGATTAAGCATTTTCTTCTGCTCCTTCTTTCATTTCACTTGGGTTTACAAAGTCCAGAGGACGTTCATTCTGCGGCTTGCCGCCGCTCATTTTATCCAGAAGCTTGCCAAGGTGCGGCTCTTCTAGGATATCCAGACGACCAGAGCGGTCCTTTGCAGGATAGCCCCACTGGTTTAATGTCTGACATACAAAGGCGCGATAAGGTGCGCCATTGTCATCTTGCATAATTGCCATAGTAATTACTTCATCAACAATTCCGGGCAATTCACGGCCTGTCTTTGAGCCTTCAATCTGCAACTCAAAAGTTTGCCTACCATAGTCATCAGTCTTTTCGTCAAGGATACCAACAAATACAACATTCTTATCACGAATATGCTGCAAATGAGACAACCATCCCATCATTTCACGACCCTGCATACCATAGGCAGCACGAGTGTCCAGCTTACCAGTTCGGTCACTTTTACACTCTGGTTGGTTTTGACAATGCGTAAAGCACAGCCGTCCTGCCACAGTAATTGAGTCAACAAAAATAGTATCGTACTTTGCAAGTATGCTAGCTGGGTCGCCATAAGCCTGACACACATAATCATAATGCGCTTGACTATATGTAGCGTCCTCGCCCAACGAAGGATTAGGCCCACCTAACAATACTGCAAAGTCACGACACTCAGTCCATGTACGAGGACGGATAACATCAATGGATATACCCTCAATAGCCGCATCACCCGCCTCTAAGTCCATGAACAAAGTCTTGGATATATCAAGGGTTCGGGCAAGAGAAGTCTTGCCCACCCCAGATGTGCCACAAACTACAATCTTGTGGCCTTTCTTTTCAGCTAAACGCTGTTCTGCTGTGATAATGTTAAGCATCATCATCCCTTTCTAAATCCACACTGACACCTTGCAAGTGTACAGTACGAGCCTCACTCAGAGCACCTTTAATCTCTGGCGGAGCCGCATTGAACTTAGCTTCAGAAACAGTGTATTTGATTTGTGCGTAGTGACGCGCTGTGTCCTCATCCATGCTGTTTAGCACTTTAACAAGAACACCCGGCTCCCATTCTACACGCTTGCGAAGATTAACTTTGACTTTATAACCACTGTCGTTAACAGTAACGCTGCCAAAGTCTTTGCCTTCTTGCCTAAGTTTTTCTTGAGCCCTCTCAAGATACCTAGACTCGATTTCGCTCTTAATGAGCTTTAGCTTTTCTTGTGCTTCCAAAATTGTCTGCTCAAGCTCCCGCTTGAAAATATCGAGTTCAGACAATGATGAGGAAGACACTGACGACATATCAGCCATTTCAACCTCCTTGATTGTGTGTCGTTATGGACAAGATAGGAAATAGATATCAGGGTGTCAACTATTTTTTTTTGCTAATTTTGATGTCAATCCCGTTGACAGCTTTCATAAGCTTCTTTTTTAGACGGAAAATATCTGTTTCTACGCCCTTGGCGTCCTCAACAATAAAATTGTTTTCGGCGTCATAATATGTGTAATCAGCGATATAAGCGCAAATTTTTTGCTCATTAATGGCAATGTTGAAACGCACTTGTCTATCTAATCCGCTTATTTCGCCAGCTTCTTGAAGTTTGCATAACTGGCCGTATCGCTCCGCCTCCCATTTGCTGTCAAACTTCATGCCCATAAATTCAGTCTTTTTTGCGCCAAACTTATTTTTCTGGTAAAATCTCTTATTATATGGCATTATATGGTTCTTTCGGAGGTTACGATGGCGGATACATCTAAGTGGAAATCGGTAGGCATAGACCTTACCACCTATAACAAATTACGCAAAATTTGCAATTCAGAAGACAGAAACATTAGTCAGCAAATTAAACGCATGGTTAACAAAGAGTACCGTGATACCTTTGGCAACGAGTATGATTCGTTAGGCATTGGTTCAGTCGGGCAAAAAAACACAGTCTAAGCAGTGTCGCCAAGACCGTATTGATATATCGTCTTTCTCAAATTTTGACGGGGGAAAGCGCTTTGTTACCTGACCCTTTAAACACGAAATAGGCATAAACAAAACCTTTTCAGCATCAAAAGCGACAAACGCTATTATGTCGCAATGTGATGAGTCTAATGTTGTTTTCTTCCCGCCATGACAAGTGGCAAATTGGTATCCTGGTGTTCCGCCACCGAGTCGTGTCTTTCTGTTTCTTTTTAAAATACTTGTCTTTACTTGAATGCGCAGCAGGTGCTTATTCACATGAGCAACAATATCCACTGTTTCAAGGTTAACAATTTCGCAAGCGACACCCATCTTCATGAGTTCTACCATGCAAATGTGCTCCCCCATCTTGCCTGTTTCTAAATTGCTTCTCATTGACATAATTCTCACAGTATGCCGTAATGACATCATAAGCACAACTTTAGCAGAGGTTGCCTCATGGTGGAGCTAGGTGACGGTACAATGGCTAGGAGAATAGCGGACGGACTTTGCCCAAAGTGTGAAGTGCAGATGAAGTTTAATACAGATGGCCTTGAAGATGATTATATGTCTTGCCCTGTCTGTAAACTTGTAATGGTGACGCCAAGAGCAATGGAGTTAGATATTGTTGTTGAGTTAGAGGCATAATGTTCACTGCTTTAATAATTGCTTGTCATTTTCAAAACGCCGCTGCATGTGTGCAAATTACAGATATATACGGACCTTATAAAACAGCAGAAGAATGTGATGAGCGGCTTGAAGAAATGCTTGGTTCTGCCATGCGCCTTTACATTGAAGATAAAGTGCCCTTCTTGCCAGTAACAATTACATGCAGACATGAAAGCTCAAATGTTTGAAACTGCGATTGTTATTTGCCTACCCTACTTTCCTGTTATGTGCAAAACATTGACTGATGAGAAACTGCGCTACGAAACAAAGGCTGCATGTTATGCTGAGTTAGACAAAACAGTTGAATACGCAACTAATTTTATTTACGACAATAATATGGTCGAGCATGTCTATGTAGAGTCTTGGACTTGCCGAGAATCACAAACTTCACCCTGACAGCAATCATGTATTACTTGGTCACAGGTCAAACATTGCTCGTGACCATGTACGAACACTGTACGCAGAACCTCGCCACAACGTGGGCAACGCTTGCAGTGAGTTCTAACCGAAGAAGTTTTTGGGTTTGTTTTGCTTATTAACATTTTTCTTGTGCCTACCGGGACGGCGAATCCGTTTCCGTTTGATATGAACATCATTGTGTTTAGCCATCAGCTAAAGCTCGCATACGGGAAACCAAACGCCGTGCGCGGTTCGGCACCTGTGTATACCACTTGGAATCAACCATCTCATCTGCTGCGGAATTAAAGTCCCGTGCGTCTACGCCAGCCTTCATACCTTTAAACTTTGACAGGCGAGGGTAGCCGAGGTTAAACATCATGTTTGCAATTATAAGCTGACATTCTTCTGGCAGCTCTTTCCAATCTGGGTACAGTCTGTTGCAGTCCTCAAGTGTGACGGCGATATCCAGCTTGAACACGCTATCCACACGCTCTTGTTCAATCACTGTACCTACTGGCTTGCCATATTCAGGGTCATCGTTACGAATTAGGTGTCCAATTCCGAAAGTTGGCAAATTTAAGTGGTCCAAATATATTTCGTATTTACAGCCCTCATCAGAAGCAAGCTCCTGACGCAGCTGGTCAATTGTCGTGCTTTTCATAATTATGGGTTTCCTAACAGTCCTGCTGTTGCGCCGCGAATGCCAAGGGCTTGTGCTATGCCAGGGTTACTCGCCGCCATTTGTCTAATGCTAGGCTGTGATGCCTGCTGTGGTATTCCGTAAAATTGTGCTGGCCCTGGTGATATTGGAGTTGTGTTCGCTAAAGACGAACTTTTGTTCGGCTCTGTAATTTGTGGAGGGTTCATACGCGCAGCTTCTGCAGCCTCAAATCTCTGTATTTGTTGGTCGCCTTCCTCTAAAGCGGCTCTAACGCCACCTTGTCTTGTGACAGCAACGCCTCTTGCAGTTATGCCCGCTGCAGTTGCCACTGCATTTGCAACGCCATTAACATTCTTACCAGCATTACCGACACCTTTGCCTGCGTAGTAATTTATAACTGCTGGGTTAGAAAAAACCTTAGCCATAGCTTTATGTCTTAAATCTCTACGAACTGCTGCTACAGGGCTTGTTGAAAGTTGAGCAAATACCGCACCTTTTGCGATTGAACCTTCAGCACCGACATCCCCTAAGTAAATCATCTCGTCAGAAAATTTAATTAGTTTGTCATAAGCTTCTTTACCAATAATTGTTTGCAATAAGTCTTTGTCGTATTGGTCTATGGTTCTACGCATCTCAGCCGCAGCGTTAGGCGAGGTAAATACATTGTCATCAACTTTGTTTAAAATTCTTTCGATAAGGTTTGTTTTTATTTGAGCAAGTTCTGGTGAGTTTTTGCCGTAAAATGCTTCTATCTTTTTCCAATCAGCAACCTTGTTTGTTGGTTTTAAAAGCTCAGTTACAGCTTCCTCTGGAGTTAAGCTACCGTTGTTGTACTTTTTTATAAAGCTTAAAGAGGATGCTTCATTTAACGCCTTTGACGCTTCAGAAAGCTCACGCATAGAATCAACAATACCTCTGTCAAGGTTTTGCCTCATAATGGATTCTATTGCTTCGGCAGGCATATCATCTGGAGATATCTTGGCTATCGTTTTTGCAAGTTGTCTTACAGCAGGCCATTCGTTCCCAAACAAAACTTTGCCAGTGCTACCAAGTTTTTCTATTTCATTGTAGAACCTAATCCCACTGAATTTAGCTGGATTATCTAAATCTATGCCTGTCTTGAACAGAGCATTATCAGCATAGGAACGAGCCAACGCTTGACGCAATTCTTCTGGGTTATCAACTGCCTTTAAAGTTGCCTTCAAACGCTCTGGTGAATTTGGTCTTAATATTTTGTTAAAGAATTGGTCAGCGTACAGTTGCGGGTTTTTTGTTGCGTCACGGATATCTTTAATCACACCAAAGCGCTCTAACTCGTCAAATCTTTTTAAGCCATCTCTATAATTATCTATGGCTTCTTTTCTTAATCTGCCTATTTTTGCTAACTGTTTGTTTTGACCCGGAGCCAGACCTTTTACACGAAGAAGTTGGTCTGCGCTTAAAGCATTGTCCAATGCTTCCCTAATTTTAAACAGGTCTTTTCGTCCAAGAGTGCTAAGACCGTCTTGCCCTCCATTGCTAAACAGAATGTCGTTTATAAGCTTTCTTTGAGCTGATATGTTGCCAAATGAAGCAGCTTCACCTAAGTCCTCAAGACCTCGAATAACTCTATCAACATTTGGGTCTAGCAATCTTCTTGTGCCAGTACCGCCCTCAAGAATGTCATTTATCACGCCTTTAATCGCTGATTCTGAACTTAAATCAATAGGCTTTATTTTACCGCCATCAATTTTTAACCCTGCGGCAGTAGGGTCTATATCAAGCTTTGCAAGAAGCTCATCCATAACTTCAAAACGGCTAACTGCATCTGTGTTGAATGAATCAAACGCTCTGGTAATTGCGCCAAGGGCTTCAGGGTTTATATCAAAACCTTCATCAAGTGACTTGCCAACAAGAGCCAAGCTACTTTCTACAGCTTCTAATGATTTTCGTTGAGCTGAGTTTAACTGCTTCTCAAGTTGCTTAAACTTACCGCTAGTAACATCTTCAAAAGCTTTGCCTGCATCTTCAAGCCTAGCCGCATTTAACTCTCTTAATAAAACTTCTTTTTCCGCCGTGGCAAGTCTTGTGTTCTCAACAATATCATCAATAGAGCCTGCTGCGCCTTTTGCAAACTTAACGCCTTTAGCTAAAAGAGTAGGCGCACCTAGCGCCTCTAAGCTAGGTCTAAAGCCCCTATCAACAAGCTCTTTTCCCATCTGTGGAGCAACTGGGTCGCCCGCCCTAGCGCCAACTCTAGAAGCGGCACCACCAACGACAGCTCTACCCAATCTAAAAGTTCCAACAGTTAAAAAGTCTAATCCAGCAGCTAATGCAGCCTCTTTTGCAGCGTCAGCCGCAACTTCACCAGCAGTTTGTTGTTGGACGCCTAATAAACTTTCTATACCTTCTTCTGCAGCTTGTCCTAAAGCTGCGCCAACCCCCGCTCCAGCAGCTCCAGTGACGAGTCCTGGCGCACCCAAGATACCGCCTACAACTGCACCAACTGTTTCAGGCACAATGCCAGCTAAATCAGCAAAATCGCCAAGAGAAAACCCTTTGTCTTCAATAACAAGATTTTTACCAATCGGCTCCATGCCTCTAGCACGTTGCCCTGCCTCTGTTAGTGCAAGTCTTCCTTGAGAATCCCTGGTGTATCCGTCTTCCCCAACGATATCTCTTAATATACCCTCACGCTCACCAGCCGTTTCCCCAAAGGACATAAGAGCACGAAGACCAGAATCAGCTCCTGATTCATAGTCAAAGTTATCATCTTCGCTGGAGGATAATTCAAAAGCAGAACCAAAATCAGTATTAGGGCTATAACCAGCTTGTTGTCTAGCCACCAGAGAAGAGGTCAATCTTTGTGCATCTATATCACTACCAGACAAAGCTTTTGCAGCGATATCTTTCTCTCTATCAGTCAACAAATTTTGTTGAATTGCTTTTAAAATTAAAAATTCTTGAGCTTCGTTCATTTGTTAGTCACTAAATCAATTTGTTTTCTAAGCTCTGCAAGTTCTGCTTTATCCTCTTCTGATAAAGGCTGTAACTCTACGCCGCCACCAACTCTATTTAACATCTCGTAACCTTGTGAAAGCTTTGCTCTTGAAGACTGAATAATCAATCCATGAAGTTGATTAACTCTTGTTGCTATAGTTCTAGGGTCGCTTAATGCTTTTATCTCACCAACAAGTTGATTAACTCTTACGCGGTCAGCGTCAGATATGGTTTTCCCAGCTTCTTGCAAAATTTCGGGGGCATAAGATGTAGAAACCCATTGTAAAAATCTTTTCTGCTTTTGAACGTCATCTTCGCCTTCTACAGCTTGTTTGAAGTTTGTTATTGGCAAAAACCCTATCGCTCTTGTTAGCTCTCCAACAGCCGTCATTGCTTGCGGAATTAATTGAGGTGGCGTGTTGGTAAAAGACTCTGAAAATTCTTGAAACCTAGATTCAACTTGGTCTAGTTTTGCTCTACGAGCGTTAAGTCCACTTAACGCACCTTCAATTTGGTCAGAAGAAGCCGCTTTGGTAGGCAAGCTTTCAAATCCAGCTTTTGGAAATCTAACCTTCATTTCAACGGGGCCATCTTTATCCTCAAACAAGGTTAAAGTCTCTAAGCCTTCTCCGTAGTTGCTTTCTTTAGCTTTAAACAAATCCTTCATGCTTGTAAGGGCATCTGGTGGTAAAAACTCATAGTTTTTGTTAAAACCTTCATTAGTGTCAAGGGCGTTAAGTTCTGATGCGTTGACTCTAATGTATTTGCCGCGCATCACTCTATTAGCAAGACGCTCTTTCTCTGTCTTGCCCTCACCTTGTTTAGGCACAACATACATAAAGTTTCTTTGTTGAGCTTTTGCTTCATCTTCTTTTCTTCTGCCAATCGCATATTCACCAGCCTTTGCACGAAGCGCACGAGCCTCAGACTTAGCTTTCTGATACTCAGGCAATGCAACTTCACCAGCCTCACCAACAGCCCCTAGCATCTTTCCTACATCAAAGCCTTTGCCAGCTTTGTTCTGCATAAGAGACAGACCGAGTGCCATCAATGCTGTACTTTTGTCAGGTTTGCCAGATACATCAAGCCCTGTAGCGTCAGCAAACTCTTTGATGTATTCAGCATAATCTTTAGGTTGAGTGCCTGGGCGAGCTTGGTCAAGATAATCTTGCAAAGCCATTTTTGTAATGTTTTCAAGATTCTCATCGGGTATATTGCTCGTAAACTCAGCAGAGCCATCAACTCCACTTTTGGTTTGTTTTTTAGTACCAACGGGGTCTTTTTCTGGCCTTGTTTCTTTAGCACCCGCAGTTGTACCTGTGCCTAATCCTGGAACTGGAACTTCCCCGTCTGAAACATCTGCACCTGTTCTGCGAAGTTGCTCTCTAAAAGGAGACAGTTCAGATTCTATTCTCTGTATTTCACTTTGAATACCAGCTTCAGTAGGAGAGGCCAAAATTTCAGCTACAGTACCGCCAACAGCAACTGGCAATCCAGTTACAAATCTAGCGCCTCTGGCAGCGCTTTCAGCAATTCCAGGTAAATCAAATAACTGACCAAATCTAGTTTGCGGCTCAGGCGCAAAGTCAGGAACCCCCATAAACATGCCGCTTCTTTTGCCAGTGCCTGAAGTCAGCCCTTCTAAATAAGAGGATGCAATATCACCAATGCTCTCTTTTTGAGCTTCGTAAGCCTCCTCTGCGCTAGGAATTGTAACCTGACCTATGCCTGTGCCTTTTATTCCAGAAACCGCCATGCCAAGCTCCTTATGCGGATGTCATTCCAGCGCCTTGAAGGGCTGTGTAAGCGCCAACGCCCTGCAAGAATGGATTAGATGCAGGCTCCGTTACGCTTTTAAACGTAGATGAGAGATTACCTGATGGTGTACCTTTTAAGAGCTGGCTTCCAAGTTGTAATCTTGTAAACGGCTCTTGAACTTGTTGCAATAGATTTTGACGATTTGCATCAAGTTCTGCCTGTGTCTGTTGCTGTCCAACACGACCAAGTTGTGACAACATACCAATGTCAGCGCGGCCAAGCTCTGATTGCAATCTACCCAAGTCGCCTATTGTTCCTGCGGCTTGCCCCAATCCGCCAAACAACTGTGCAGCTTTCTGTGAAGCGCCGAGAGCTGTGTCAAAGCCTTTTGAAAGAAACTTGCCAATCTCACCAAGTCTTCTACCTTCTTGCTCTGCCGCTTGTATGCCCTGACGAGCACCACCAAATGCACCAGCTTTAACAGCCTGTCCAGCTAATTTGTTTTGACCAATAGCGGCTTGACGATTGATTTCATCAATCACTCCGCTTTGATAGGGGTTCATAAACTGTTGAATGCTTGAGGGGTCTAGCATTTGTAAACCCTGCGCTATACCAGATGTAGCAAGCTGTCCCCCTGTTTGAACAAAAGGCTGAAACATGCCAAATTGGTTTAATGCTTGTTGTTGAGCGGCTAACTGAAGCGGGTCCATCCCCGCAACTTGGTATTCCGGCAAATTAAGAGCTGTGTCTAAAAGACCCTTAGAAGTTTGTGTGTCCCCATCAAACTCACCAAATGCAGATTGAAGAACACGCTTTTCTAACCCCTCAAGATAAGGGGCTAGTCTTTGTACTTGTTCTATAGTTTGAGTAGACATTATGCCATCCTTTCAAAAGCATTCATAAGTTCATATTGAGCTTGTATGCCTTTTCTTGCAGCTTCATCTTTTGTTTTTGCCCCCATCATTTTTCCTAAACCTTCGTTGGACTCTCTGGTGTGGACAAACTCGCCAGCCAACAAGAGCGCAGGGACATCATCTTTAGTGCCTGAACCCTCTGAAGGGTCTATACCACCGTTACGGCGAGGAAAAGACATTTCACCTCCTCTCGCTGCGGTTTGAACCATGCCAAGTCTTTTTAAAAGCTCTAACCGTTGTTCTCTAGTAACTCCAGAGCCAAATGGGGTTTCTATGGTTTTAAACTTATTAATTACATCCATGATTGAAGGCTGATTATTTTTATTTTTTGCTTCTCCACCATCTTTATACGGTATGGCCTGCCCTAAGCCACTGAACAACCCGCTCCTTATATTCTGAGGAGAAAAAGGAGACACGGCAGGCTGAAAAACGCTTTGACCTCTGCCGTAATCAGATT